ATTGTATACTAACGCCCCTCTAGCAGTAAAGCTAGCAGGATTCCAAACGGCATTAGCAAAGGAAATATAAGCCGTATTGTATTGATTATCCACGGTTGGCGTAACCGTAATTTGCAACGCTTTACCCCCAGCCGTATAACCAGTTCCGGTAATTTCATTGTTTGTTGTATACGCCGTAGTTGTTTGGTCTAAATTAGCGTTGCCATTATATAAGGCTATGTAGTATGTACCAGTAGTAAAGTTCTCATTACCGTTGAGCAAACTTTGCATAAAACTAGTAGTAGCGCCCTGAACGATAGCCATTATGGTCTAGCTCCGCTAAGATTAATTTTGAGTTGGTTGTCTCTGTAGAAATCACCACGATCAAGTCCATCGCCAAGGCGACGTAGTTGGTCAAGCGCTTCTTGATACTTACTTTCGTAATATCCAATTAAGTCTTGCTCGCCCTTCATAAACAGCATGGCTTCACGCATAGAACCGTAAAACAGTACTGGATCGTAATTATCACCAAGCCAGCTAGTTCCAGAAGCATTAGAAACAGAAGCTACTGGAACAGAGAATCCACTACCCGTGTTTCCAAGAGATGAGCAAGAAAGAATATCACCAACTACATAAAAATTACCGCCAAACTTAAGAGTACAGGATACAACCGCTCCTCCAACAATAACAATATCGGCAGTTGCGTTGGCGCCAGAACCGCCAGTTAAAGCCACATTTTGATATACGCCATTGGTATATAACGAGCCGCTAATTATTGTGCCTAAAGTAGCAATTTGACCCTGCACAATGGTTGGCGGGTAGTAGAAATAGTGCATCTCTACTTGATAATTTTGGTCTGGTGTAGGTCCTATAATATAAGACATCTCATTAACGTTATTGTATTGAGAGCCAAAAAGAGCGTAATGTTGAGGCAACCCTACAGTAGATGCAGACGGATAGGCTTCTCTAATGTAATTAACATCTTTATTTAACAAGTAGTTATATCTTCCAGTGCCATCAACTACAGCTATTGAATAGTTTGCTAGCCAATCATTTGGCAAAGAAACATATTGATTGCCAGAAGTAATAACGCCCGTAACGTTTTTACGTAAAGATGGCAGATTTACAGAGTTATATATGCGATCTTCAGCCTCCTGTATAAAAACAGGAATACTTGCAACAAATAATTGCTCAGTATTTTCGGCGTATGCCTGTATGTTGTTATACAGTTGACTGTAATTCATTATGCCATCGGGCCTCTGGTTTTAATGCCTTTAGTAGCAGCGCCGTAACCACGCATAGTTTTTTCACCATTTTTGTTGTTAGGAGCATAATTGCCTTTATTTGTGCCAGCAATAGCAATGTTAAACTTGTCCATTGGATTGCCACTAATGTCTATTACATCTTTAGCCGCAGCAACTGGATTTGGCATTGGTTGTTTATAAATACCAATGTCATTGCCGCCGCCTTCAGGATATTTGAAACCAGTGTATTCGCTAGCAGGACCATTGTCTCTAGCATGACCATGAGCTTTAAACTCATTCTTGGTTTCTGTTGGTGGAAATTTTTGCTTAGCCATGATTAACGACCTCTTCCTGCTGATTTTTGCAACATAGCACGAGCCATATTACGTCCAACAGCTTTCATTTCTTTGCCCAATTTTTGTGGACCCTTTTTAGGACCAGACTCAATACCTTTGATAGGACCTGAATCTCCTAAGTTTCTACCTTTTGTTTTGCCGGTTTTGGTGATGCCATCGGCTGCTTTTCTAAATGTCATAATATGCTCCTAAGTTGTACTAATTGTTACCGTTCCGATAGTTATAACCGGAATCAAACTATTTGGAGTTAGCGCCCGGTTAAAATAACTCGCTCCACCTACAGGGTTATAACCCCATTGAAACTGTCTGCTGCCATCAGAAGGATAACCACCATCCGCTTGGTCGTAAACGTTTGGGTCATAAATGTTAGTTAATAATCCCGTTCTTCCAGAAGAGTAATAACTAACATCTGGTCTTGGCTCTCGAATTCCTTGTGGATCATTCACAGGGTAAAGACCTAATTGCAACTGCGGCTGATCCGGTTCCCAACACTCTGGACAAACTTTAATACTAACTTGTTTAGTCTTAATTGTAAGCTTTTTTAACTCTGAAAGCTTATAACGTTGACCACATCTATCACATTCCGCAATACTATGTTTGCCGCTAGCAAATTTACTTGGCATGATTATCTAGCGTAAAAAAGGTTTCTCGGAACAAATCTAATTGATGCTTTTTCCCTATCTTCATCTGCAGCTTGTTGAAATAACTCGTCATAGGCAGCTTTTAATCCAGCTATACGATTTATATCAACACCCTCTAGCTTTACGCTCAAATGGTACGCCAATCCAGCTACTAAGCATGGAATAAAACGAAAAGGAATATCTTCTGTATTAATACCATCTCCAGCATCTTGCATGCGACGCATACGATAGTAAACAAAAGTATATTGGTTTCCGGGTGAATTTGGAGTAGGCCATACATTTATGCATGGTAAATTGTTTACATAAACAGATGCGCCTGCAGAATGAGATGCTGCGGTAGTTCCATTTTGACCACGCCAAGCATTCAATATTTGATTGCCAATAATGTTTTGGTAGCCAATCGTTTCATTATCAATATTTACAAATCCTTGAGTTGGCAAGCCTGCGGCGTTTGTTAATGTAATGGTTGTGTCTGTAGCTGAAATTGGATAACCAACCGCCAAAGTGGTTTGTGGAATAGAAGCAATATTTCCAGACTGTCTATTTACCCACATTTGAACTGGGCGACCATAAGCATTTTTATTTGGAATCGTAATATAAGTAGATTCAGAAATACGGCTGACATTAATATCTGATTGGTTTATGTTTCCACCATTGTATTGACGGGTTACGCCATCTAAAATATCAATCGTATCAACAGGCAATGGATAGATAGCTTGACCAGTATTCATAACTAACTGGTTTTGCTCAATAGTCCATAAATTAATGCCTTTATTAGCCCACTCAATAGTCAATAAGTTAACTGATCTACGGGCTGTACGAAAATCATATCCAGAACGAAGTTCTTTTCCGCACCTCTCAAACGCCTCTTCTACGAGGTCGTTCATTGTAAGGTTAAAAGAAGACGTTCCTGTAGTGCTCATTGCTCAGCCTTTTTTAATCGCTTGTTTGCTTTTTTAATAGCTTTAGGTTTTCCTACAGTAAATTTAGTTTCCAAAGGTTTCTTTTTAGGAACCGTTTTTTTAACCGTAATTTTTTTAACCGTAGTTTTTTTTACTTGTTTTTTGGGTTTTTCTTGTTCTACAGGAAAAGGCCACATCTTAAACTCAGGAGACTCATCATCAGCCTGAATTTTGCCAACTTGCATATCAATTTTTGGCATATAACCTAACTTGTCAAACAACCAAGTAATAGCAAAGTTCATTTTTTAAATCCCTTAAGGGTTTCTGCAAGTCTTGCACGTTTGCCTAATTTTCCCGGTTTTTTTGCTGCAGCGGCAAGTTTTTTAGCAGGAATAGTTTTTCCTTCTTTAACGCCTAACTCTTTACGTAATGCACCCGGTTTTTTAATAGCACCGGCAATCCAATTTTTAGTAGCCATTATTTCTTCTTTGCAGTTTTAGCAGATTTAATAAAGTCCTTTTTAGTAGGCGCACCCTTAGAACCAACTTTACGCATTCTTTCACCAGAACCAGCTTTAATACGTGCTTGCTTTTTATGAATATTTTCGTAAAGTCCAACTTTTCCACCACCAGCATATTGAGTAAAATCAGTGTCATCTCTACGGGCTTTCTTAACGCCTTTGACCATTTTAGAGGGCATAATGTCGCCCATTCCACGACTAGGTCTCATAGGTATTTACCTTTAGTTTTGCCTTTAACGCAGCAACCATCAGCACGTTTAGATGCGGAAGAAGCCTTAACTTTGCCACCTTTTTTCATACCTTCTTTTGACTCTTTAATTTGCTTTAATGCTTCAGCTGAGCCTTTTCCAATATTGTAAGCGGCACTTTCTTCTACTGGTTCACGTTTTTTGCGACCCATAAGATCCATTCCAAACTCCATTAATCTTTGGTATTTAGCCTGCGGGCTATTTGGATCTTTAGCGGCAATTCTGTCTTCTAATGCTTGAGCTTGAGCATTTTGCTCATCGGTTCCCAAGATTCCTTCTTTAATTGTAGCCATGATTATTTCTTCTTAGCCATTCCGCCACCACACATCTCTGGACGCATAGCACGGGTTTTACCTTTAACAGCACAACCGTCAGCAGACTTGTGACCAGAAGCCAATCCACCTGCAGCCATACGCTTAGCGCCGCCCATAATGCCCTTGATTGGACCTGTATCACCAAGGTTTTTACCTTTAGTATGACCACGTTTTTGCACAGCAGCTTCACCAAACTTTAATTTTTTGTTTGAACCAGCCTCTACTTCGTGAGCCATTGTGCTTGGCTTAGGAGTTTTGTCGTATTTTGTTACGCCGCCAGCAGCCATTTTTTTCATAGGCATACCACCTTTTTTAAGCTTAGACAAATTGGTGCCTTTGCCACCTTTATGTTCTTGTGCATCATGCATTCTGAATGCTTTTTTAACGATAGCTTTATCTTGTTTGATATCCGCCTTCATGTCTTCTTTCATATCACTTTTAGCCATACCACCACTCCCAAATTTACGACCTTTATCGGCCTTTAAAAAATCCTCACCAACGGAGGGCTTGATACCAACCTTCTTAGCAAAAGCTGGGTTTTTGGCAATTGCAGCCATAAAATTATGCTGCTTGGCTGTTTTTGATGGCATTTAAAGCCTCCGCAAGTAACCAAACATCTTCGTCTGAACCATCGCCTTTTGCTCTATTAAAAATCCAACTAACCATTCGTACATTTCCATTAACATACCCAAGTTTAGGGTTAATTCTATCTAATGATGGTCCTAATGGATTAAGTTTTTCATTACCAAAAGTTAAGTTTAATTTTAATCCTGTTGCCTGACAAATGCCAGCATGAAGCCATGAAACTACATCATCTCTTGTAATATTAAACTCAAGATTATTTTTTGAAGCCCTATCTTTTGCTCTTTTCCAAATTAAATAACCACGAGAATCTATATCAATTTCGTTTTTTGCTTTTAATTTAATACTATATTCTTGAATTCTTTTTTTTCTACTGTTATAACTTATAGCCGAACGACAAGGTTTGCAAATAGAGTGCATTTTAACTACGCCATTAACTTCTTTTTGGCGTATTTCTTTATCTTTATTGCATCTAGAGCAAATAGTGTGTAATTCTCTTGGCATTTTATTTTACAAATTTTTCAAAAAAAGCAACGATTAATCCACCAAATAAAACAGCAATTACATTAAATACAGTGTGCATTGTTTTTTTTGATGCACGATCTTCAGACAACAAACGTTGGATGTCAGCTAAACATTTTTTAACTTCTTCCATGTCTTTAACAAGTTTGTCCATATCTGCCTGTAAATGCTCAATATCGTTAGCGTGTGTTGCCAGTTCTCTAGCAGTTTCTATAGGGTTAATTACATCGCTCATTTGCAATTCCATCTCTTTAAACTGGCTGCCTTACGTGTAGGGCGACCCTTTTCATCCTTCATTGGTCCCGGCATTCCAGACATTCTAGCGCAGAAAGATTTCTTTCTTGCTCCGCCTTGTGGTTG